CTCATTCGTTCGATATGCGAACATGGACATATCGGATACGTAATGTACATGAATTGCACTCACGTACCCTACAGTGCTAAGCCATTGATGTGAAACGGTGAAACGCAGCACACAATGGATGGGTAAGCAGTGGGTAATCATAGGCCCACCCCCGGGGGTAGGGGGGGAGGGAAAAACTACGGGGAGTAAATTCGCCTCCTCCCCCTGGCACGCGGCTGGTTTTGGACCTTCCTGTATCTAACTACCACTTACTACCTCGGTAGCCCCTTGGTCAGGATGGCACAGCGTTACTGCGGTACCATGGAGACTTTGAGGGCTAGGGTGTTCACGGACTGAACAACTTACTTAGCTTGCTTTCTCTGGGAGATTCAGCATACACTGGGGGTAGTTACAGTGGAGGTTGCAATGAGCGATGGTGCAACTGAGAAGTTCTGGGCGGGTGTCGGTGGTGTTCATCCCGTGAACAAGGCGTTGAGGGAGGCTTTTGTGGAGGGGCAGCAGCGGCCGTGGAGGGGGGCGAGGCGAGGGCCGGGCCGGGCGGTGGCTCTGGTATCCGAGTATGAGCGGGTTGTGAGGCAGAACGAGAGGCTGCGCAAGGCGTTGAAGAAGGCTTCCGGCCAGTTGGACGAGCACTGGGTTGATGCGGCCTTGGCGACAATCGACGAGGCTTTGACCCGTGAGTAACGAGCTGACCACGTCTCAGCAGGTGCTGAAGTTCCGGCAGTCCCTGGCGGCCTCGCTGGGGCGCGAGCTGGCGCTGACCAAGGAAGTGGAGGTCTGGCAGGCCACTGCTGCCCGAGCCCGCGAGCTGGCTGAGGTGGAACGGCAGTACCGGTTCAACGCCGAGGCCGAGGTGGTCAAGCTGCGCAAGGAGTTGGAAAGCTGCAATAACGAGCTGCGCGCCAAGGTCGAGCGGCTGACGAAGGAACTCGAGCAATGGCGATCTGGCGAGAAGCGTTTAACCGAGGTGAGCCATGGGCGGTAGCGGCAGCGCGGGCGTGGTACGGACCCCCGGACCTGCAGGAGCTGGTCCAGAGAATGATGATCGTGAGTTTGTTGTCGAGTATAAAACCGTGATCGGGGACTACAGGGTGGTGGTCGAGACCAGAGGCGATGAGCGCCGGCTGACCTGGTGGAAGCTGTGACCGAGCCCGCTCAGGCGATCGAGTTGATCCTCGAAACCGAGGAAGGGCCGGCCCGCTACGTCATCAACCCAAAGGCCACCCTGCACTGGGACAACATCACGAACCTGAAGATTTTCAGCCTCAAGATGCGGATGATTGATTGTGACTGATGTGCCAATCGACGCCCTGCCCCAGGAGTTCATGGAGGGGAGGTTCGAGATACCCCAGGAGTTCATGGGGCCGGCCATGACGGCGCTCAAGAGCGAAAAGCAGCAGCGCCTCGCGTTCATCCGCGGCTGCGGCGAGACCAATATGCGCGAGGCCATGCGCGGCGCCGGATACGAGGGCAACATCGCCCAGTCCGGCTACCGGCTGATCCGCCAGGAGAAGATGGCCGCCGCCATCAGGGAGGTCGCCACCAGGGTGCTGTTCAGCCTGGCCCCCGCCGCCATCAACGAGTTGAGCCTCAAGCTGAAGGACCGCAAAGGTAGACACCACTGGGAGGCCGTGCAGCTGATCCTGTCCCTGACCGGCTTCACCGCCAAGACCGAACACCACGTTACCGTAGAGCACAAGGACGATAGCCGGCTGGTCGGCTTCGCCATGACGCTCGCCGCCGAAATGGGGGTCGAGGCCCAGAAGCTCATAGGGCGATTGGACGATCCCAAGCTGATCGAGGCCGAGGAACAAGGTGTCGGCTACGGCATGACCGAGCCGGACGCCGAGGGCATCCGATACCCCCAGAGCCGCCAGGGCAAATGGGTGCTCACCCCTCCGGGAGAGCCCACGCCAACGAGTGACGTGATCGAAGATGAGGGTGCTTGACCTCTTTTCCGGCATCGGCGGATTCAGCCTCGGGCTTGAAAGAGCCGGAATGCGAACCGTCGCCTTCTGCGAAATCAATCCCTTCTGCCGCAGAGTCCTCGCCAAGCATTGGCCGGATGTCCCCTGCCACGACGACGTTTGCACACTCAGGCTCGACAGAGGCTTCGCCGACGTTGTTTGCGGTGGCTTCCCCTGCCAGGACATTTCGAGAGCCGGACACGGTGGTGGGATCACTGGCGAGCGATCTGGACTGTGGAGCGAGTTCGCACGGCTGGTTGGCGAAGTACGACCCAGCTACGTCATCGTGGAAAACGTCGCAGCGCTGCTTGATCGAGACATGGCAACCGTTTGCGGAGACCTGGCCGGCCTCGGGTATGATGCGGAATGGTCGACTGTTTCCGCTTGCTCCGTTGGTGCGCCACACATGCGACAGCGAGTGTTCATTGTGGCCTACGCCAACGGCGAGCATGGACGGGCGCGGCTTCGGAATCCCGCGCCACACCAGAACCGGCCGCTACAGGCAGTCGACGGTTTTGCGGGTTCACGCGCTGGTTGGCGAGCACGGCTGGCGAATCCATCCGAACTTTACGGAGGCGCTGATGGGCTTCCCGACGGATTGGACCGAAATAGAGCCATCGGCAACGCCATCGTCCCGCAAGTCGCGGAAATCATAGGAAGGGCCATCCTTGCGCGATAACCTCTACTACTTCCAGGAAGGCCCGATCGTGCGGGCCGTCGACGACTACTGGGGACACTGGACCTGGTGGAGCTACCTCGTGACACCGTTCACGGAGTGAACATGTGGACATGTAGCAGGTGCAGGAAGGCCAAGAGCGATGAGGAGTTTGGACTCAATCGCGACCCCATAACCGTAGAGATACGGCCGGTCAATTACGCCTGTAAGGCGTGCCAACGCGACTATCGGCAGTATCGCAAGCTGCTCAAGGAATTGGGCGTTTGGGATAAACGCGAGCGCCCGAAAGGCAAAAGGATTGCGGCCAAAGCCGCTTGGTATTCCTCGGGGTCTCAGCCAACCCCATTGTCGTTCTGGGAAGTTTGATGAACGAACAGCTGACCGACGACGAACGCAGACAGGCGCTCGAATGGCTCGAGAAACGCCGTACCTTCGGCGGCAAGATCCTGTTCTTCCAGCCCTACCCCAAGCAGCGCGCCTTCCTCGATATGGGCGCCCACGTCAGGGAGCGGCTGCTGATAGCCGGCAACCAAAACGGAAAATGCGTTTCTTATCAAACACTTATATCACATCCAGACGGCACGTCAACCAAGGCCGGGATACTTTACAAGCGCGGCAAGCCATTCCCCGTCCTGTCTTGGAATGGAACGAAACTCGTCTCGACGATGGCGGTTACGCCGATCCGCAAACCGGCCGAGCCTGTTGTCAGGGTTTGGCTTGAAGATGGGCAACGGTTTGAATGTGCCCTCAACCACCGCGTTTTAACGCACGCTGGCGAATGGTCCTTTGTCGGACCCCTTCTCGAATCCGTTCCTTCCCTGCGGCCGTCCAGTTCGGCACGCGGCCCGATAGTTCATGTTCCAAGTGATCTGCATTGGAGGCAAACAGCATCAGATTGTCCGGATGATTATTCGACGGGTTCCCGTCAACATGATGAACAACTTCGCGGCGATCGAGATAACGGCCGAGCGTGGTTTCCATCACCAGCCGATGTTCTGCGACGCATTTGTTCTTGGTGGCGTTCGGGTGGTCCGGCCGGTAGACATACCAATATCGACCTTGCATTCGCCGGCCCCCTTTCCATTCCGGATGACCTGATCCTGACCTTGGCCCCGTCCGGCACGTTCGCAGTCCAAGCCGCTGACACAGACGTTCAATCGTCGACGTCGACACGCCGAACAGGATCGCAATTTGTCGCTGTTGTACCTGGTGGATTTCGACTAGCTCCCGCAACCGATCCGGATCGATTTGCGCGCGTCGCATTGAAGTCTCCAACCAGAAATGAAGGCAATAGAATTATACTGTGGCAACCCATTGGAGATCAAGCGGTCTATGACTTCACGGTCCCGCACTTCCAAAACTACCTCTGCGCCGGAGTTATCCACCACAACACGATCACAGGCGCCTATGAGGCTGCACTTCATGCCACCGGCGACTATCCGCCCGACTGGCACGGAAAAGTCTTCACCAAACCAACCCGCGGCTGGGTCTGCGGAGAGACAAGCGTGGCCGTTCGAGATATTCAACAGGCAAAACTTTGCGGACCTGCTGGTGTCGAAGCAGCTTACGGAACTGGAATGGTGCCGAAGGAACGACTCATCGATAAGTCGCTCGCAAGAGGCGTTACAGATAGCTACGATACCATCCAGATACGCCACAAAGCCGGTGGCATCTCCACCATCACCTTCAAGTCCTACGAACAAGGCCGCGCCAAGTTCCAGGGTGAAAGTCTCGACTGGCTCTGGTTCGACGAGGAACCCCCCCAAGACGTCTACGCCGAAGGATTAACGAGGACAGCAGCAACGAAGGGTATTGCGTGGATGACGTTCACGCCCCTCAAGGGGCGGTCGTCGGTGGTGCTGCGCTTCCTCGAGGAGCAGTCCCCCGACCGCGGCGTGGTCATGATGACCATCGACGATGCCGAGCACATCAGCCCCGCCGAAAAAGAGAAAATCATCGCAGGATACCTGCCCCATGAAAGAGAAGCTCGCGCCCGCGGAATACCAATACTTGGCTCCGGCCGCATTTTCCAAACACCTGAGGAAGCTCTTGTCGAACCTCCGCTCGAGTACATCCCTGCCCACTGGCCGAAAATATGGGGTATCGACTTCGGAATCGACCATCCTTTCGCTGCCGTTCTCCTCATTTGGGATCGCGACAACGATGTCATCCATGTCCATCACACACTTCGCGTTTCCGGACAGCTCCCGATAATGCACGCAGCCGCTATGAAGCCGATCGGCGCCGCCGTCCCGGTCGCCTGGCCCCACGACGGCCATCAGCGCGAGAAAACCTCCGGCGAATCCATCGCCGAACTCTACAAGCGCCAGGACCTCTACATGCTGCCCGAACACGCCACCTGGCCGGACGGCGGTATCTCCACCGAGGCCGGCATCATGGAAATGCAGCAGAGGATGGAAACCGGCAAGTTCAAGGTCGCCCGCCAGCTCGCAGACTGGTTCGACGAATACCGGTTCTACCACCGCCGCGATAACCTGATCGTCAAGATCAAGGACGATCTGCTGTCCGCTACCCGCATTGCCCTGATGATGAAGCGCTATGCCCGAACCGTGCAGCTCGGAGGCTTTCGGGAACGCATGCAAGCCTCCCAAGGCATAGCCAAGGGTAAGGATTTCAATTTATTTGATACTGGCGAAATCTGGTAGCCGCCCCTCTGTGCGTTGCTAGGTTTTTGGCCTAGGCGCACCCTCCAACCGTTCGTCTAACGTCAACTCCTGAGAGGCGGGTCGTTCTGTCCTCCCGGCGCGACCCGCCTTTTTTTAGGACAACCGAAATGGCGATGTCAAATACCGGCCTGCTCGGTGGTAGCTTCTCCACCGCGGCAACAAACCTAGGTCTTGATTTACAAGATCAAGTCATCAACGAAACCGAGGACCAGCGCAAAAAGCGCCTGCAGCAGCTCCAGCAGCAACAGCTTCTAGGGCCGCAAGGCTCGATGGCCGTCAGCTCCCTGTTCGGTCGAGGACTCGCCGGTGGAACGTCAGGCTTCTGACTCCGACCGGATCAAGATCGTCGCATCCACGATGGTCGGACGTCTTGTGATGTATTCCGGGCGCTACGACGGGCCGCACACGGTCGAGAAGGACGAAAAAATCCTCGAGCACATGAAGCAAAAAGACCCCAGCCTCTACAACCATATTTTCCGCGACGCCGCCGCAATCCTGGAAGCGCTGGACCGGCTGGAGGACTGAAATGGAACTTTCGGCCTCCGATTACGAGCTGCGCAACTCCTGGCGCGCCAAAGCTCTGCTGTGCTCGAGCGGCAAAACCCATATCGTCCTGCTCTCGATTCTCGCCGACGCCTACGACGACCTGATCTTTCTGCTCAAGGCGATCTATCCCGGCTTCCAGGGTATCGGTCCGCCCAGCCTCGTTTCCTCCGGCCGCATCAACTGGTCGGGAAAGATCATCGCCAAGTACGCCGGCACCGACGGAACCATCCGCTGGGCGCCGCTCTACAAATCCGAAATCCACCTGCGCGACGAGTTCCGCAAGTTTGCCGACCGGTTGCAGTTGAACGACGCGGAGCGTGTCGAACTGTTCGGAGCCATCGGCGTCTGGCTCAACTCGGACCTGCGCCTTGATCCCAACATGGACCCGCGTGATCCAGACGCAAAACGATTGGTGCACTAGATGGCAGCCACAAGCGTCGTCCCCTACGGGGTATCACCAACAAATACTGTGAGCGGCACGCCGCGCATCATCGGTGACCGCGAGCAACAACTCGTCAGCGATATCCTGCGAGAGTTCAGTCAATATCAAACGTGGCGTAACACAACCGCGATGCATTGTGAGGAAGTCGCTGAATTAATTCTTCCAACAAGTCGCAACACGTTCTTCTACGGCAACTACAACTGGCCGGGACAGAAAAAGACCCAGCAACAGATAGATGCCACCGGCGCACTAGCATTGCATCGGTTCTGCGCCATCGCTGAATCACTTGTAACTCCACGCAACATGATGTGGCACGGCCTGCAGGGCGACGATTACGTCATGCAGGACCGCGCTTCAAGATTGTGGTTCGAAGCAACAACCAAGAAGCTGTTCAAGCAAAGGTACTCCGCACATGCGAATTTTGCTGGACAGAACTACAACAACTGGCAGTCGTTGGGAGCTTTTGGTAATTCCACCATGTACGTCGACAAGTTCGACGCCCGATGGTCAGGCGGCACTCCCGGACTTCGATATAAATCCGTTCCTTTCGGCGAAACCTTCTACGGCGAGAATCACCAGGGCAAAGTAGACCGCATCATTCGCTGGTTCCGCCGCACCGCCTATCAGGCCGTGCAGCAGTGGGGCATCGACATGCTCCCCGGGACCCTGCACGCGCCATTGGAACAAAAAAGCCAGTATCCCTACAACTTCGTGCATTGCGTGCGCCCACGCGACGATTACGACCCAACTCGCCTCGATGGCCGCTCGCTGCCATACGAATCGTATTACGTTTCCATGGAAGGCCGCTGCCTGATGGCGCCACCCTCAGGCTACCGGGTTTTTCCGTACGCGGTCTCGCGCTACGATCAGACACCGGGAGAGGTCTACGGCCGCGGGCCGGCGATGATCGTTCTCCCCAGCCTCAAGACGCTCAATGCGGAAAAAGCGACGTTCCTCAAGCAAGGCCACCGAGCCGCCGATCCTGTTTTGCTACTCAATGACACTGGGCTCATGGGTATGGATTTACGACCCGGCGCCCAGAACGTGGGAGGCGTCAACGCCTCTGGTCAGCCATTGGTGCATACCCTCCCCGTGGGGGATATCAACATCTCAGAAAAAATGATGGGTGAGGAACGCTCCATCATCGATGACGTGTTCCTGGTCTCGCTGTTCAAGGTCCTGTCGGAACATCCCGACATGACCGCAACCCAGGTGATCGAACTGGTCAACGAAAAGGGCATGCTGGTCGCGCCAACGCTCGGGCGCCAGCACTCCGAATACGTCACCCAGATGGTCGAGCGCGAAGTCCAGATCATGGCCGAGCTGCGCATGCTCGATCCGATGCCCGGCCGGCTCAAGGAAGCAATGGGCCAGTACGAGGTCACCGATACGTCGCCGCTCGCGCGCGCCGCCCGCATGGGCGAGGCCGCAGGCTTTAATCGCTGGGTCGAAAACCTGACCCAGGTCGCCCAGCAAACCCAGGACCCGTCCTGGCTCGACCCCGTCGACCGCGAGGTGGCATCGCCCGAACTTGCCAATATCTACTCGGTGCCGGAACGCTGGGTCGCCGACGAGAACAAGATCGCCGCCAAACAAAAGGCCCGCGCTTCCGCAGCAGCCGAACAGCAAAGGGTCGCTGCGCTCGGACCCGAAGCGCAGATGGTCACTGCCCAGTCCAGGCTCGCACAGACCGGACAGCAACCCGGAGGCGCCGGCCCATGAACTGGTTCTCATACTTTGAATGCGATGACGGTGACCTCGTCTTTTACGGCGATCCAACCTGGCCGTCGTTCAACATCTGGATCGTGAGCCTCGACCAATGATGCGAATGACGCAGTCGGAGTTCAATCAATTGAAGGTCGCCTACCAGGGGCTGGCCACGCTCGCGCGCACCGACCTCGCGCACTTCTGCCGCTACGAGGAAACCACCGCCGTGCTCGGCGATCGCGACATGTCCTACATCCTCGAGGGCCGCCGGCAGGTCTGGCTGCGCATCAATGACTTCATCAACAAGCCGCAAGAAGAACTCAACGCCAAATACACAAAGGAACTTATCTCTGGCCCGCAATAAAGGAGCGATAAGCCATGGCCGACCCAGCACCCGCTGCACCCCCCGCTGCACCTGCACCTAACATCCCCGCCGCCGACGGCGCCGGTCCCTGGCATTCAGGCGTCGACGCCGAAACCCTCGGTATCTGGAACAACAAGGGCTGGAGCGTCGACAACCCGAAAGACCTCGCGGTCAACCTGACCAAGAGCTACAGCCAGCTCGAACGCCACTTCGGGGCGCCGCCGGACCAGATTCTGCGCATGCCCAAGGCCGACGCCAAGCCGGAGGACATCAAAGCCTTCTGGCAACGCCTCGGCGCTCCCGCCAACGCCAACGAGTACGACTTCTCGGCGGTCAAGTTCAACGGCGCCGACCTCGAGGAAGGGTTCGTCTCGTCCATGCGCGACGCGCTTGCGCAAGCCTACGTTCCCAAGGACAAGGCCGCCTCGATCGCGGCCGCCGTGGTCAAGTATCTCGAGAACGCCGACACCTCCGAGAAAACCCTGACCGCCTCCAAACTCGCCGACCAGAAGGCTGCCCTCGCCAGGAACTGGGGGCCCAACTTCGACTTCAACCACCTCAAGGCGATGGAGGGCGCACGCCGCGCCGGCGTTACCCCGGAAACCGTCAAGGCGATGGAGGCCGGCATGGGTTATGATGGCGTGATGGAGCACTTTCGCAGGATCGGCGCCGGAACCAGCGAGGAAATGTGGGCCGGTACCGGAGCCAAGGGCGGCGTCAACGTCAACGGAATGCCGGTCACCCGCGATGGTGCCCAGGCCCGCCTCAACGAACTCATGAGCGACGCCACCTGGCGCGACCGCCTCAATGGCGGCAACGTCGAAGCGCGCAACGAATGGTTCGCGCTCTGCCAAGCCGTAAGTGAAGAATAGGAGTGTTCACGCCATGAACGACCCGGAATACACCCATCCGCCCCCGCTCGAGCCCACCCGCAAAAAGCGCAAGTACACGCGCCAGAAAGCCCGTATTCCAATCATCCCGCCGGAGCACCGCCCGGCCCCGAAGCTGGTGACGACCCCGCACGTCGAGCCGCCGGAGGGGACCGTGCGCGAGCACGAGTTCGAGGGGCTGACCCCGACCCACATGGGCGCCTGCTGCGATCGCTGCTTCGAGGCCCGCTGCGTGATTACCGGCAAGCCCTACTGCGGCCACCCGCACAAGAGCGGCATACAGGCGGTTTCGCAGTCCGACCGCGTGGTCAAGGACCGCTATGCCCGCGCTGTCCTCTACCTCAAGCACCTGCGGGAGAAACAAAGTGCCTAGCACCTCACAGGCGATGCACGGCTTTGCCGCCATGTCGCAGACCGCCGCGGGACGCGCCAAGTTGCGCGCCCACGGCAAAAAGCCAATGCCAATGTCGGTAGCCAAGGAATACATGGCCGCCGACAAGGGCCGCAAAATAGGCTCTTTGGCCAAACATGTTGCCAAGAAGTAGGTCTGTGCGTTGCTAAGGAAATTGCTTCCAGCCTAGCCTCCCCACCGTTAACCGACCCCTCTGGGCAAGTCGGGCACCTAGACGACCCTACGGCCTCCGCTTTCGGACAAGGCCGAGCATTGATGGTCCTCCTGCATTCCGCAGGGAAAGGCCGCTGTTCGGTCAACTCATGCGCGGGATAGGCCATGTCCGAGAATCTGCCCAAACTGTTCACGACCCAGTTTTCAACCCTGCTCAATGTCAAGCTGCAGCAGCGCCAGTCCAAGCTGCGCGGCCGATGCATGGAAGGGTTCCACGTCGGCAAACAAGCGTCGCCAATCCAGTACATCGGCGCCGTGCAAATGAAACCTCCGCAAGGCCGGTTCGCCCCCATCGGCCGACAGGATGTCGACTTTACACGGCGCTGGGTGTTCCCAGCCGACCGCGATGTCAACCAGCTCATCGACACCTTCGACAAGCTCAAGACCGCGCTCGAGCCCACGTCGCAGTACGCCGACGTTGCCGCCGCCGCCGTCAACCGTGAGTTTGACGACCGCCTGATCGCCGCCGCCTTCGCTACTGCCCAGATCGGTACCGACGCCGGATCGCTCTCCCCTGAAATCTTCGACACCACCTACCAGGTGGCCTCTACCTTCGGATCGACGGCGGCCTCCGGCCTTACCGTCGCAAAAATGATTGAAAGCAAACGGCTGTTCCGCAAGGCGCAGGTCGATCTCGAAGCTGAAACACTGACCTGGGTCACCAACTCCCAAGGCGAAGCCGACTTGCTCAATCAGGTGCAGGTGGTCTCGACCGAGTTCTCCGACCGCCCCGCCCTGCAGGACGGCCGCGTCACCCGCTTCATGGGATACGACATCATCTTCTCGGAACGTCTGACCGTCCCGACCACCAGCGTGCGCGCCAACATTCCGTTCGTGCGCTCCGGCATCTACCTCGGGATCTGGAAGGACTTCGAGAACAACGTGTCGCAGCGCCTCGACTTGTCGGGCCTGCCCTACCAGATTTATACAATGATGTCCTCGGGCGCGACCCGACTCGAACCCGGTCGACTGCAGCAAGCGCTCTGCGCCGACACCTCCACGGCAGCCGATGTAACGCCTTGAGGAGTCAGCAATGACGATCGCTCACACCAAGTCGAGCTACATAACCAACCAGGACGCCACCCCACCGGTCGAGAATACCGGTGGCGAGGGCGCCGGTGCGCGGCTCAAAGTGATCGAGGGCACGATTACCGCCCTCGCGTCGTCCTCGCTGGCCTCGACCTACCAGTTCGTCCGGGTCCCGTCGAACTGCAAGGTCAAGAAGATATTCTTCGAAAGCGCCGCGCAAACCGCCGGTGTGATGAATATCGGCCTCTACTATGCGACCGACGGCCAGGGCGGCAGGCCAACCTCGCTGCTCGCCGCCAACACCATCTCCTCGGTGTTCTTCGCAACCGCTATCGATGTCGGGTCCGCCGTGACAATCACCGACATAACCAATCAGACCAGTTCGACCTATACGCAGGACTTGCGCAGCCAACCGCTCTGGGCCGCCGCCGGCCTGACAACCGATCCCGGTGGAAGTTTCGATATCACCGGAACCGTGTCGTCGGTTATCTCGACCGGCACCGGGGTAATTGGTCTGACCGTGTTCTACACCGATTGAGGCAGCAGCAATGACAATCGCTCATCTGAAATCCGCGTACGTCACCAACCTTGACGCCTCGCCGCCGGTCTCGAATACCGCGGGCGAAGGCGGGGCCGCTTACCTCAAGTGCATCGAAGGCAGCACCCTCGCCGGCGCGACATCCTCGCTCGGGTCGACCTACCAATTCGTGCGCGTGCCCTCCAACGCCAAGATCAAGAAAATCTACTTCGAGTCTACCACGCAGGCCGACGGCACCCTCAACCTCGGGCTCTACTACGCAACCGATGGTCTCGCGCAGCGCCCGCTCGCACTGGTCGCAGCTTCGGCAATCTCGAGCAATCTGTTCGCCACCGCCATCGATTGCACCGGCTCGGTCGTCATTACCGACGTGACCAACGAAAGCAACTCCTACACCCCGGACATTCGCAGCCAGCCGTTGTGGCAAGCGGCAGGATTGACAACCGACCCAGGCGGGAACTTCGACCTCGTCGGGACCGTCTCCGTCTCCGTCACCACCGGCACCGGCCGCTGGGGGATCACCGTATTCTACACCGACTAGGGGTAACCTATGGCTGACCACTTCATCGGTCTCAATCGCGGTGTCACCGGAACCTGGGAAGCCGACTTCAACGTCGGCACTGTATCGCAGGGCACCGACATTGAACTCCGTCTCGCCGACGCCGCAGCGCTCACCCGCAAGGACATCATTTTAGCCCTCGATTCGTTCGAGCGCTTCATGAACACGCGCGAACTGATCGTCTACGCCAGCACTCCATTCTCACCGGTGTAACCCATGGCTCTTGCAGCAGAACGAGTATTCTTCAATGCGGTCGTGGTTGCGGAAGGCGTGCGTCAAGCCTCGCAGGCAGCGGCGCTCGCCACCTGGGCCTACCAATCCGGTGCCCCCGCGGTAACCTACGTTACCGCGCTCTCGGATGCCGACGTTGCCTATCTCACCGCGGTCAATACAGCACGCAACACCTCCGATCTCAACATGGGGACCGTTGGCAACTCCGGGCCTATCCCGTGGGCGAACTGGGCAACCATTGTGAAGTAGGTCATGCATGAGCCTTTCAAAATCAGGAAACGCAACGCATGATGCCAATGTCGCGATTGCCGAAAGTGTCTATCAATCGGCATGCTGCGTGGCAGGTGCAACCCAGGCGACCTGCACCGCCGCAGCAATCGCGTTCTACAAATCCGTGACCGCCAGCGCCGTCAACAACGGGCCGGTCGACATCGGCACCTACCTCCACGCGCTGCGCAACCTGGGCCAAGCGGTGTGAGCGAATGGCCAACCTTCTCATCGTCACCGAGTTTGCCGAGATGCAGATCACACAGGGCGGGCGGCTCTCGACGCTCCCCATGCATCCGGCCGTGGTGACCTGCTACACCGTCGCCACCGCAACGGTCTCCGCCACCTCGTTCAACGCCAATACCAGCATCCTGCGCCTGCACGCCAAGACCGGCGCCATGTGCTACACCATCACCACGGCCGGCACGATTGCCGCCGCAACCGATACCCGGCTCGCCTTGAACCAGACCGAATACGTCGGGGTTCCGAAGGGCCAGGGCTATCGGATATCCGCCGTCGACATCGCATAGGAATGACCAGTGGCCAATACGCTGTTCGTGACAGAGTTTGCAGAAGTCGCCATCGGCGCCGCCGGGCGCGTTGCCCCGGTACCGATGCACCCGCCCGTCGTTGCACCCTACACGGTGGCGACCGGCGCGGCCTCGACCACGTTCAACATCAAGACCCGGATTCTCCGGTTGCACGCGCAGACCGGCGGCATGTCCTATGTGATCTCGACCGCCGGCACCGGCGCCGCGATCACCGACACGCGCCTTGCGCAGAACCAGATCGAATACGTCGGCGTGCCGGCGACCGGCACTTACAAGATAACCGCGATCGACAATTGATATGATGACGATGACCCCTTCGCTTCCGCCTCCGATGCCGTCCGCAGAAATGGGCGTGTTCGCCCTGTTGGCCCTGATCTCCGATCCCAAGGCTGCGGAAGATCGCCTCGCCGCGATCAAGGAAGCCCATGATCAGGCGACGCTGGCCTATTCGCAACTTCAAACGGAGATGGCTGCTTTCAATCAGGCCAAGGCCGAAAGTGACAAGGCAGCAGCCGCCCAGACCGCAGACCTCGAAAAGCGCGAAGCCGCTTTGGCCAACAGCAACGCCGACCTCGCCAACCGTAGTAAGGTGGTCGCCGACCGAGAAGTTATGGACCGCGAGATCAACGCCAAGCTCACCGAGCGCATCGCCGACCTCGACCAGCGCGAGCAGCTCATCTCCAAGCGCGAAAGCGAAGCCCTCGCCAAGGACACCAAGCTCTCCGACTGGCAGCACAAGCTCGACGTCGCGGAAGCCGATTATCAGGCGCGCCTCGCGCGCTTGAAGGAACTCACCGGATGAACGAACTGCTCGCGGCGCATGGCGGTGAACTGGTTGTCGACGAGGCGCGACCCTTGCCGGGTCCGCACGCCGACGACATGGTGGTCAAGTACGTCTGCAATACCAAGCTGGACATAATCCAGGAGCAGATCACGCTCTCGCTTGCGCGGCCCGACATGCCCCGATTTTTCGGCTCGACCGTGCTCGAAAAGGACGGCGCCTGGCACGTCAAATGGGCCAAGCATCCGATCGCGATTGTCGCCGGTGGGCCGACGCTCAGAAAGACCATTCGCGACGTCAAGAACTTCAAGACCGTCATGTGCGCCGGGTCCAGCCACGACTACTGCATTTCGCACGGCATCGTGCCAGACTACTGCGTGCTGATCGACGCCATCCCGGAAGCGGTCGACTGGCTCAAGTATCCGCAGCATACCACGACCTACCTGGTGGCCTCGCAGAATCACTCGGCCATGTTCGACCACCTGCGCGACTTCAAGGTCCACATGTGGCACGCCATGGGCGCCGACCATGCGTTCGACCACGAGCCATCGATCGGCGGCGGCTCGACCGCGGCCATGCGCTGCATCGAGATCGCGTTCCTGATGGGCTTCTGGGACATGCACTTCTTCGGGATGGACTCCTGTTATCTCGACGACGGCACCACCCACGCCTACGACGATTGGCTGCCACCGCAGCCCTGCAACGTCACCGTCCATACCGACGATGCCCCGCCGCGCCTGTTCAAGTCCGACCTCGGCATGATCGGCCAGGCCGAGGTGTTCATCGAGACCTTCCGGCAGCGCAAGGATTTCATGCGCGCCACCATCCACGGTGACAACCTGATTGCAGAGACCGTGCGCAGCGATCACGGCCACGGCGGGATTCACCTCGCATGAAACAGATGGGCTACATGTTCATCGATCACAGCAACAGTCCCGGCTTTACCAAGGCCGAGGCCGAGCTGTTCGGGCGCCTGCCCGGCAGCACTGTGTTCGAAGCCGATACCCTGTGGTGCAAACATTGCTCCACCCACGTCCTGAAGAACCCGTTGCGGACGCGCGAGCGCGCTTCCTGCCGCAAGTGTCTGCACTACATCTGCGACGGGTGTGAATGGGAAATGAGACAGCCAGGCTATCTCCACGCGCCATTCGAGAAGCTGGTCGATGTTGTCAAGGATGGCGAACTGAAAGGATAGTAAGATGGCCAAATGGTCTTTGAACGTACCGGCCTTTACGCCCGCGGTGGGCACCAGTGACGCGGTTGTCATCGGCGGCACCACCGGCAGCGGATTCGTCGGACTGCTGGGCGGCTCTACCACGCAATACGTCCAGGTCTACGAAATGGAAGAACAGGGCCTCGCCACCACGGCCGGCGGCGCCAACATCATGATCTGGGCACGTGCCTCGACGCTGACGGCATCGGCCTCGACCTTGGCCTCGCCAAACGCGATCGGCCCGCTCGATCCAAATACGGGTATCGCGTCCTCGCCGACCGTCGGGATTGTCGCCGGAGCCTCGGGTCCGTACCGCAGCGCCAGCGCCGCTCTCGGCAAGCTCAACATGGCGTTCAACTCGTTCGGCGGCATTCTGCGCTGGCAGGCGGCTCCCGGTTGCGAATGGGGAATCCTGGGCAACACCGCACCCAGCGGCGAGTCCGACTTGACACCGTTCGGCACCGCGGCCATCCCTGGCATCCAGGGCAACCAGACCTTCAAGGTGCTGTTCGAAATCATGTGAGGCGGTAATGATCTCAGGAGGACCGATTCCGAAAGAGTTCCCGGGCGAACTGTTTGTGCCCAGGACAATCGAGGCGGCGGTCGAGCGCGCACGCACGATCGACCAGCCACTGCTGGTGCGCTGGACCCGCGACACGTTCTACACGATGCTGATCCAGACGCAGGATGAGATCAATCCGATCGAGGAAGAACGGCTAAAGCCGGAACTCTACGCCACGGTCGAGAAGGCCGGCAGGTTTGTTGTTGTAGATTATGTGGACGGTCGCAGAGAGCTAATCTGATGCGATGGCCCAAGGAACAAATAAGGGTAAGCACTTGGGCACAATCATTATCAATCCCCCGGTTAATACAGGCGGTGGCGGTGGCGGGACATTCACCCCGACATTTCAAGCCATAGACGGCGGCCCTACCTATTACAACGACAACAGTTTTACCTTTGCGGTAAACGCCGGTTTTGACGGCTCAACTTTTATTGAGTCTGGAATGTGGCCCTCGCAAGTGACGGCGTCGTCAGATGTTACGCTCATGCAAGACCTCAACATTAATTCTATGCAACAGATTAATGGTGGATCAAATTTTGCATTGTTGGCAGGGGCTGGGATTTATGCTTGGCCAGGGATATACGGGGAGCCCCCTACATTGGTTAATCAGGCTGGCGCGGAAACCGTTGGCTTCAATCTATGTGATGAAACGAGAGTTTGGAACGACGCAACTCAAAAAGATGTTGTTACTGTGGCCGCTGGTACAAATAGCGCTACTTGTGCTCTGAACACTGCTACCCTTAAGACTACGGTTTGTGTTGGGCGGGCTCTTTGGATTAATTTTGACGATACACTGCTAGCGGCCAGCTATGCACCTACTGCAAATGTGCCAGCCTCCTTGCATTATACCTCAATAGCCGACCCGGGGGGACATACCCGCAAGGTCGATCTGGGAAGCTTTGACCTTTATTGGATGAGTGGGTCTAGCGACCCTCTTATTTTTTGTTCGACAGTTGGAGACTTTAGCCAGATTTATGGTCTTGGCGGGACTAGTTTCACAAGCAATCCTGCCCCTGGCTCTATCTCGATCCCGACGGTTTTTCCGACAGACATTTCGTTCACGACAACTCCTGGGCTTGGAGTTCAACTAGGTACTGCTTGTGTTATACAACGTGGAGGAGCTGGAAGCTATGCAGGTATTATTGGCACAGTTACCAAATATGTTTCATCTTCCGGGCTTACCACAATACATG